CCAGACCACCGCGCAGCTGCTCGAGGTGGCACCGGACACGGTCACCCTGCAGGACTCCCTGGTGAAGCAGGGCCTCTCCCAGCGGGACGAGAAAGGGCAGCTCGGGATGATGCCGCTGTGGCAGTACGAACAGCGGGTGAAGGCCGACCCCCGCTGGGACAAGACGAAGAACGCCCGCGACGACTACGCCGGGATCGCGCACCAGATCGGGCGCGACTGGGGGTTCGCTAGCTGATGGCTACCACTCCCGCGCAGACGTCGGCTATCGCCTGGTTTCGGTCGCTGCTCAGTTCCTGGGGTATCGCAGAGCTTGTCCCCGACGCGCAGAAGCTGATTCTGCAGGGCCTCGGCGCGGACGCGGTCACCTTGCAACTACAGGAGACCGACGCGTACAAGAAGCGGTTCGCCGGCAATGAGATCCGCCGCAAGAAGGGCCTCGCGGTGCTGTCCCCGGCCGAGTACGTCGCGAACGAGACCTCCTATGCGCAGGTGCTGCGGCAGTTCGGGCTCCCGAAGGGGTTCTACGACTCCCGCGACGACTACACCAAGTGGATCGCCGCGGACGTCTCCCCGGCCGAGCTCGCCGAGCGGGCCACCGAGGCGCAGGACCTGTTCTTCACCGGCCCGGAGGAGAACCGGCGGTGGTGGCTGGAGAACATCGGCGGGACCGTCGGCGAGGCCATCGCCGGCATCCTGGACCCGGCCGTCGCGGAGCCGCTGGTGAAGCGGCGGGTCGCCGCCGCCCGCATCGGCGGGGGCGCGCTCGGGCAGGGCCTGGCCGTGGGGCAGGCACAGGCCGAGTACTTCGCCGGGCAGGGGGTCACCGCCGCGCAGGCCCGCGCCGGCTACACCGACATCGCGCAGGCGCTGCCGGTCGACCAGGCCATCGCGCAGCGGTTCGGCACCAGCATCGGGCAGGCGGAGGAGGAAGCCGCCGTGTTCGGCGGTGCCGGCGCCGCGGACGCGGAGGAGAAGAAGCGGCGGCTCGCCGCGTCGGAGGCCGGGCTGTTCGGTGGGCGGCCGGGTGCGGACTCCTCCTCGCTGTCGCGGTCGACCGTCGGCAGCTACTGACCCGCGGCCGGTTGGCGGCCGCGTGACCCGGAAGGGGCAGCACCATGATGAAGCGGGAGATCGCGGACGCGTTCGACGAGCTGGCCGGCGACTTCAAGAGGCAGGCGCGGGAGGTCACCGTCGGCGCGACGGAGTCGGTGATCGCCGGGTCCCTGGCCCGGATCTTCACCACCCGCGCGGCGCGGCTGCGCTCGGCCGCGGACGACGCCGACGACGCGGCCGAGCGGCGGCGCGCGGAGGAGGCCGAGCGGGCGAAGCGGCCGCCGCTGTACGACCCGGCCGAGCACACCGTCAACGAGGTCAACGACCACCTGGCCACGGTGTCGGAGGAGGAGAAGGTCCGGGTTCTCGGGTTGGAGGCGCAGGACCGACCCGAGGTGCCGGAGGGGAAGAAGCAGCGGACCGGGATCCTGTCCGGCCCGCACGGACAGTTCTAGGAGGAGAGGCATGGCCGAGACCACCGACGCCGAGACCACCACGACGCCGACCCCGCCGGACGACCGGGAGCACATCACCGAAATGGTCGACGTGCGCGGCCGCACCCACCGGGTCGTGCACGGCACCGGCGCGCCGAGCGAGCCGGAGACCCTGGAGCAGGGCCTGGTCCGCACCGGCCGGGCGCTGCCGGAGCACCCCGCCGGCCGGGACTCCGCCGGGCTGGTCCCGGACGTGACCGCGGAGCGGGAGGCGCACACCCACGAGCAGCGGGACGAGACCCACCGGGTGACCACCCACGAGGGCCACGCCGCGGACGGCGACGCGGCCGGCGGGGAACGGCGCCTGCCGCGGCTCTGACGCACCACCGACGGCGCATGGCCGGTGGTGCGTGACGCGATACCCGTCACGCACCACGGAGGTTCGAACCCTCCCGCCGCCGCTCCACCCCGGCCGTACGGGCAACCGGGGTGCGTACCCGTAAGTCCCGAGCAGGAGCTCCCGCCCGGCTTCCCCTGGCCGGCGGGACGGCCTGCGCCCACCGCACCGACCAAGGGAGACGCACATGTCCGTGACCGACGACTTCGCACTGCCGGGCGAGGAGACCACCCCACCCGCCGGCACCGGCCAGCAGCAGCAGTCCGGAGGGCAGCTCCGGCAGCAGCTCGAGACCGCAATCGCCGAGAAGAAGGCGATGGCGGACCGGGTCACCGCGCTGGAGGCCGACCGGCGGAAGCGGGACCTCACCGACCTGGTCAAGGGCGCGGGTCTCCCGGAGGCCGCCGCAGCGCGGTACCCGGGCGACGCAGAGGTCACCCCCGAGAAGGTCACCGCGTGGGCGGAAGCCGAGAAGGTCACCGCGTGGGCGGAAGCCGAGAAGGCCTACGCGTGGGCGGAAGCCAAGAAGGCCTACGCCCAGCAGCTCACCGGCGCCACGCCGGGGACCGCAGCCCAGCCGCCGGCCACCACGCAGCCCGCCGTGCCGACCCCGCCCGTCGGGGTCAGCCCGGAGGCGCAGCGCGCGGCCGAGCTCACCGCGGCCGCGCAGGCCGGCTCCAGCCCCCCCACCGAGGGGCTGGAAGGCATGTTGGCGCGGCTGCGCGACCCGTCCGTCGACTGGCCGCAGCTCCAGAAGGAGATGGCGGCGATGGGCTTCAAGGACGCGTAGGTGACCTCCTCGGGGACCACCACCATCCCCTGAGAGGACTGATCAGAGGTGGCATTCACCTCCAGCCAGGCGGCGACGTGGGACCTCCTCGTCGAGACCGCCTACGACCGTGCCGTCGAGTACGCCCTGCGGGACGACCCGACCTGGCGCGCTGTCGTCGATACCAAGCCCACCGCGCAGGCCATGCCGGGTGACGTCGTCACCATGAGCTTCATCTCCGACATGGCGCTGGCGACGACCCCGCTGAACGAGCTCACCGACGTGACCCCGCCGGGGCAGGCCCCGCCGACCCGCATCAACATCACGCTGAACGAGTACGGGAACGCGGACAACCACACCGAGCGGCTCCGGCAGCTCGCGTTCGTGAACCCGGACCCGGAGATCGCGGAGGTGTTGGGCCGCAACCAGAACGACTCCCTCGACGCGGTGATCCGGGCGATCGTCGACCCGGCGAACTTCGTGCTCTACCGCAACTCGGGGAACCTGGTGTCCTCGGCCGCGGGGAACGTGGCCGCGACCAACAACCTCATCGTCGCCGCGGACGTCGCGACAGCGAAGACGGTCACGGCCGCGGTCGCGCTGATGCGCCGGCGGAAGGTCCGCCCGCGGATGGGCAACATGTACACGGCGATGATCCACCCGGACGTCGTCTTCGACCTGATGACGGAGGCACCCAGCGCCAACGCCTGGATCCTGCCGCACGCCTACGTCGACACCCAGGAGATCTACAAGGGCGAGGTCGGCACCTACCAGGGCGCCCGGTACATCAGCACGACCCGGATCAGCAGCGCCAACAACACGGTCCCGGTGAAGGTGTACCTGACCTACTTCATCGGCAAGCAGGCGCTCGCTGAGGCGGTCGGCGGGAACGGCCTCGGCGAGCCGAAGACCGTCGTCGGCCTGCAGACCGACCTGTTGAAGCGGTTCTACCCGGTCGGGTGGAAGGCGTTGCTCGGGTGGGCGATCTACCGGCAGGAGGCCATCCAGATCATGCGGACGACCTCCTCGCTGCAGGGCCTCGCGTAGGCCCGGGGCAGCACCCCCAGCGCTCCAGCCCCGCGCCGACCCCCCTTCCGGCGCGGGGCTGGAGCGCGTCCACACCCACCCCTTGGAAGGAGCCCGGAGTGGACGAGGCCGTCCTGTTGCAGGCCCCGCGGACCTACCACTGCCCGAACTGTCAGGAGGCCGCGCGGACGGTCACGGCGAAGGTGCCCTGGCACCGCTGCAAGGGCCTCGCCGGTCTGGTCGCGCCGCTGATCGCCGACGGGCAGCAGCCGACCCGGGTGGTCGTGGTGGACCGGGAGGACTACGTCGGCGCGGAGGACGTCCAGGTCGACGGGCGGGGCCGGCCGGTGATGGCGCTCGACGTCCAGCGGCGGGACGGCTCCAACGACCGCGTGGTGTACGCGCCGACGGCGACTGCCTCGGCCGAGGATCTCGAGGAGGCCAGCAGTGGCTGAGAAGGACAAGGCGTTCCGGGACGCGGTGCTCGCCGGCGCCGTCACCGAGCAGGACACCCCACCGCGGCGCGCGGACGCCGCCGCGGCGTACTACGACCGTGAGGCGCGCTCGGCGGCCGCGGCGGTGGACAGCGCGCAGGCCGCGGTCGCCAAGGCCGAAGCGCAGCTGGCCGCCGCGAAGGACGCGGCCGGCCACGCGAAGGCCGCCCGGGAGCTGGTCGACGAGCAGCGGGCGCAGGCCGCGCGGCTGGCCGCCGACGTCCGCGCCGGCGTGGACGTCTCCCAGCACCTCGGCCCGGCCGCCGGCCGGGACGTGACGGTCAACGCCGGCGTCGCCGGCGGCACCGGGAAGGCGAGGGCCTGACATGGCATGGACCGTCAGCAAGATCTTCCGGGCGTACCTCGCCGACTCCCTGAACCGGACGGAGCCGTTCGATCTGAACGCGGACGCCTTCAAGGTCGCGCTCTACAACAACTCGATCACCCCGGACCAGAACGCGGCCAGCGCCAGCACCGCGTACAACGCCGGGCAGTGGGCCACCGCGAACGAGGTCTTCCAGGCCGGGCAGTGGGCGCAGGGCGGGGTGGCGCTGGCCTCCCCGGTCGTGGACGTCGGCACCGCCGGCGTGGTGTTCCTCGACGCCGTCGACACCCAGTCCGGCACCGCGGCGACCCTGACCCCGTTCTTCGGCTGCGAGGTCTACGACGACACCGTCGCCTCCCCGGTCGCCGACCAGGGCATCACCTACAACTACTTCGGGGGGACGCAGTCCGTCACGGCCGGCCAGGCGACGATCGTCTGGCACGTCAACGGCATCATGCGCTACACCCTGTAAGGGGCCCCGCCGATGCCTGTGCGGATCACCGAGCGGCGGCATTTCAACATCCTGGACGTGCCCGCGGCGGCCGGCACCGCCGCCGGGACCGGCGCCGCGCCGACCCCGGCCGTCGCCGTCGCGGCGATGGCCGGGTCGGGCACGGTGACCCCGGTCGGCGCCGCACTGGACGCGTCGGTCACCGTCACCGGCGAGCAGCGGCTGCTGGTCGGGGTCCGCACACCAGGCTCGGGCACCCCGATCGCGACCGAGGAGACCCTCATCGGCGCGGACCTGGACCTGCAACGCACCTACGACAGCGGGTTCTCCACGAACTTCATGTCCTCCACCGGCTCCCAGGACGTCACCCCGGGCCGGGTGACGGTCTACTCCTTCAAGCCGTCGATCGCCACGCTGGCCGCCGGGACCACCCTCAACGCCAACATCAACACCCTGCTCGCGTCAATCCCGGCCGGCCACAAGACCGCCATCGGGATCTGGCACGAGCCGGAGGACAACACCTCCGGCTCGCACGGCGGCGCCGACCCGGCCGGGTTCACCTACGCGCAGTACCGCTCGGCGTACCAGCGGTTCGCGGACCTGGTGCACGCCACCGGCCGGTCCGAGCTGAAGGTCATCTGGATCATGATGGCCTACTCGTGGAAGCTGTCGAGCAACCGGGACCCCGACCTGTGGTACCCCGGCGACTCCTACGTCGACCTGGTCGGCATCGACGCCTACAACGAGGGCAGCCTGTCGGTCACGCAACGCTGGGACTCCCCCGGCTTCGAGTACGGGGAGCCGGACCCCACCGAGTCGCTCGGCTCGGCCGGCGGCGGCTACATCCACGGCGGGTTCATCAGCTGGGTCACCGCCCGGAACAAGCCGTTCATCGTCTGCGAGTCCGGCAGCATCCGCCGGCTGTCCGGGACCCGCCCGCAGTGGTCGATCAACAACAACGTGCCCTACACCAAGGCCGGCTGGATCTCCTACGCGGCCGAGTTCTGGGCCTCCCAGCCGCTGTGCGCGGGCGCGCTGTACTTCGACTTCAACGGCCGGGACTGGGCGGGGAGCCCCGCGGAGTCGTGGGAGCTCGGCAACGACACCACCGGCGCCGACTACGCGGCGTGGGGGGCGGTCGCCACCAAGTACGGGTACCGGGCCAACGGTGAGGCGGTGGCCTGGTGAGCACCCTCATCGACGAGTTCTTCACGACCGGCCCGGACGGCACCACGCTGGCCGGGACCAGCCAGGGATCCCCGAACTGCACGTTCACCACCGTGGTCGGCACACCGGTCTTCGAGGCCGACGTGCCGGCCGCGCTGGTCGCCGGCTCCGGCTTCGCGATGCGGGTCGCCCCGACCGCGGCCAGCTGGTACGGCCGCAAGGACTTCACGGCGATCGCGCAGGGTTGCGAGCGGATCTACTTCTACCTCCCGACCGGGCTGCCCTCCGCGGACACGTTCATCGAGAACCTGATGGCCTCCTCGACGATCCGCGGGCAGATCCGGCTCAACGCCGCCGGCACCCTGTCGGTCCGTAACGGCACGTCGGTCCCGGCCGGCGGGACCACCACCAACAGCGCGCTGGCCGCGAACACTCTGTACCGGCTGGAGCGGTTGTTCGACAACGCGGCCACCACGCAGCGGCTGGTGCTCTACCTGGGGCACTCGCTGACCCCGATCAGCGGCGGCGACACCGGCAACGTCACCTACAACCAGGGCACGGTCGACAACACCCGGGTCGGCGCGCCAGCCGCGGCGACCATCGACATCATCATCTCGGCGTACCGGCTGGACGACACCGCGGTGCTGATCGGCCCGGCGTCGGTCAACGCGGCACCGGACGCCGAGGTCGCCACCGGCACCGCCGCGGCCGGCGACGCGACGGTCCAGACGACGGTCAACGCCGGCTCGGGAGACGGCACCGGGGCCGCGTTGTTCGACCCGACCGGCGGCGGCGTCGACCTCGAACTGATCTCCGACAACCCGGTCACCGTGACCGGCGCCGCGTTCGACGCGACGGTCACCACGACGGGGCAGGCGCTCGCGGAGGCCACCACCGGCCTGGGTGAGGCGTACGACAGCAGCATCGCCCTCCTCCTCGGCGCTGAGGTAGCCGCGGGTGAGGGCGGCGCGTTCGACGCGGTGATCCAGGTCGAAGAGGGGGCGCTCTACCGGTTCACCGGGCCGACCCGGACCGTCGTCGAGAGGCCGTTCGCCGAACCGGGGGCGTCGTGGGGGCCGCGGGTGGAGCGGGTGGTCGGGTTGACGGTGCTCCGCGTCGGCGGTGTGTGGCGCGCCGCGTCCAGCACCACTGCGGCGGAGGAGGCCGCGGCGGACCGGCTGTTCCACGGCGGCCACATCCACACCGTCGACCAGATCACCCATGACGAGCTCGCCGCGGCCGGCTACGGCGCATACCTGACCCCGATCGCGGACTGAAGAGGAGAGGCAGCGTGCTGATCGACGGCGGCAAGACCTGCTCGTGCGGCGCCGGATGCACATCGTTCGGGGCGTGCCTGCGCAACAAGGGCATCCAGGTGGCCGGCCCGGACCACGGGCACTTCGTGAAGCGGGCGCGGGTCCTCGGCCGCTACCAGGCGGCGCGGGAGCAGGGGATCCAGCCGCAGTCGCCGCTGACCCGGCACGTCCGCAAGGCCGAGGATCGCTCGCAGCGGGACGGGGTCGCGTTCCGTGCCTAGTTTCGGCGAGATGGTCGAGGAGACGGTGGGGCTGCTCAACGACTGGACCGGCCAGCAGCCGCAGCAGTGCACGCTGGTTGAGGCGCTGGACGCCGCCCAGCTGACCATCTTCGTCGATGACGGGATGCAGCTGGGCCGGGGGCTGACCGAGATCGACGACGAGTTGGTGTACGTGGCCAGCTACGACACCGCAGGCGCCATCGCGACGGTCCCGCCGTGGGGCCGCGGCCAACAGGGCAGCACCGCAGCGCCGCACGCCGCCGGCGCCCGGGTGACCACTG